TTTTTGTTCCAAAAACTTCTTTTCAAGTTCGCGGTAACGTTCTGCACACTCTCGGAGTTCGGTAAACTCTTTTTCAAGTTCTGGATTGGGGGTCATTATACCTAGCCTGGATTGAAGGTCTAGCAAGGTCTGTCGCATACTTAGGCCATCAAGCTCGATATCACTATCGGTTATTTTTACTGTTGGTTGTTTACTGTAATATGGATCGAGAGTTACACCAGACCAATTGGTGCCAGTTCCGGCGCCGGTCATGCTGGAATTGGTGATTATTACATTACCGTAATGGGTTGTATAAGCAGGGTTGACGGTGTAAGTTGCGCTCATAAAAAAAGTCTATACGGTTAAGTATAGACTTTCTCGACTACCTTGTCAACTGATTAGTTGAAAGATTTTGTCAAACTTACTACTACTGCGTTACGGTATAACTTTTGACCGTTAACTGTATTAGCGGTTTGGAAAGCACTAGTTGTACCAGTATTGGTATAGTACTTGGCCGCTACACTAAAATCTTGTGGTAGGGCATAAGCCAAACCAGCATTGTAATCAGTGTAATTTGCAGTACCGTGATTAGCCACATTAGTATGACCAGCGTGTGCCACTAAACTTACGTTCTTAATAACTGGAACTGGAAACGTAGCGTCGGCTTGGAAATACTGCGTGCCTTGTGCATTGGTTGTACCAAAGTAGCCATGACCCAAGGTTTGACTGTACTTAGCAGATACCAAATCTAGATATGTTAGGCCAGCAAAGGCTTCATATGTATCAAAGTTAGAACCTGTTCCGGCAACAGTAGCACGTGGATAGAAATAGTTATATGTACCAACATCGATACCGATGCCTTTGTACAACTCTTTCTTGTAGCCAGCGTATAGATCACTTTCTACACCAGAACCGTTTGTATATACTTGGCTTGAAACCGAGCTGTTCCAGTTACCAACATACAAACCGCTTGAGTGAGCATAATCAAGACCACCTTGTACAGCAGGAGCATTTTGGGATTGACTTATACCACGATAACGATAGTCGGAGGTCAAACCTAAATTGCCTGTTACTTCGGCTTGGGCTACAGAAAAACCTGCGGCCAATAGTAATGCTAATAATACCTTTTTCATTTTGATTCCTTTATATAAAGTTACTGCAAGACTAGTATATAGTATTAATACTAACGAAGTCAAATTTTTATAGCTCAATTTCTAGAGGAACAAAGGATTCGGCCTGTGGCTCGTGCCCATAATAACCACGTGGATTACATACAATACGGGTAGATCCAATGACATAATCACTAGGATCGTGCATATGGCCGTGAGTCCATAATTTGATTTGAGGATGCAATTCAATAAAATCACTTAACTCAGAAAAATATGCACCATTCATCAAGGTATCGTTTTTATACCTTTTGTGTACGCTACGCTCACTGGGTGCGTGGTGTGTTACTACCACATACTTGCGGTTGGGATCCGTTTGTACCACGTGCTTGATATACTCGCGGCTACGCTTATGGTCTGCCGCAGTACGACTCGGATCTAGCTTATGGTACAGGTTTCTAACTTCATCATGCATGGTGATATAGCGATAGTCACTCATCATTGACTTCATATGAAACAAGGTCAAGGGGTCGTAACGATTCATGTCGGTCCATAGGGTTGTACCAACAAAAGTCACATCATCGATGTCGTAGGTTTGGTCCTGTAACAGGGTTACATTTACAGGCAAGTTCTCTAACAGGTGTTGATATGTTTTATGATATTTGAAATGGTAGTGTTCGTGATTGCCCATGACATAAATGGTTTCACGATACTTGCGGCTACACTCTTCCTCAAAGAAACGATAGAAACGATCAGCACGACGGTCTAGCCGTTCTCCAGGTAAGGTAACATAGTCGGGATTGTACATCTCCCGCTTGACACTTTTGGCTTCGCAAACGTCGCCAGACAGGATGAGGATATCGCCACCAGGCAAGGTCAGGTCAGCAAAGTCGATATGAAGGTCGGAGACCACAGTAATTTTCATAATAATATTATACTAAAGAGTGAATTAAAGGTCAATAAATCGACGTGTATTTAGCAACCAACCAATTTTTTTGAAGTCTGATTCCACTTCGGGAGTAACATAACTTTCTTCTACAAATCCAGTAAAGTCCGTACCCATAAAGCCAGTGCCCGAACAATACCAATCCATGTAACTTTCGTCGTTACGTATGTCTGCTATAATGTCTGCGGCATAGCGCCACGTACAATCCCAATGAATGTTTTTAAGTATTCCCCAAACATCTTCGGGCACATAATGGTTATTACACAGGGCCGCATACAGATTTTGAGCGTAGATCTCATGACTACGAACTTTATTAATTATCCAGTCCGTGCTACGTAAATCGCGTTCTAAATTAAACACTCTTCTTGGCATATAAAAGTATTTAATACCCGTCAACAAAAAAGGCGCACTAGGCGCCTTTTTTGAAGGTTTATTACAGCTTAGACTAGGCCAGCTGCCATTGCTTTATAACCAGCAGCAATGATACGACGTGATGCCTTACCATGACGATATTCGGTTACTTTAACACCATTGCCAGCAACACGTTGGTTACCGTAGATAGCAAAACCAGCATGACGAATGTCGCTAATTGTTGCTGTTGGGTTTTTGATAGAGAAACGCTTGGCGATTTGGCTCGCTGTCAAAGTTTCACCTTTTAATACTAATGCGTTAAACAACTTACCTTGTTTAGTTTTCAAATCAAACATTTTTAAATCTCCTAAATAATTGCTGTGAAGTAACAGCTGAAACTAGTATAGCAAAAATTGTCTTGTAAAGCAACAACTAATTTTACCATAAATATTTGTATGAGCACCACACCCGAAACCGGAATTGCACAACGCAATCCAGATCCTTATAATACTCACGTTCCTGTGATCGGAACTCCTAATCTTGAACCCAAAATCTTGGGTCCATTAGGTACAGTACCACATTACAAAATACCAAATCAAAACTGGCCTTGGGACTACGGTACTAACTAACCGTCGGCTCGATCACCTTTATTACGGCTTGAACGAGTACGCATAATAGTTTCTTCTGCTTTAACAAACCCACGTATAAAATCACGACGATGATTTTGATCTAGGATGGTTGAGGCTATACGCTTAACTTGTTTACCAATCTTTACTGCACGTGGATCATAAGACATTTTATTTTCCTTTAAGTTGATCTAATACTAATTGTTTACTGCGTTCGATATCTTCTTTGGCTTCTGCTTTAATCAACCGAGGTGCTAAAATATTAACTATATCAATAATAGCATCTTTACCTTCGTCTGTCAAATGGCAAGAGTCTGGACCAACTGTTGAGTGGTAAAAGTATTGTCTATCTCGGATAATTTCTTTAATGCTACCAACTATCATTTTTTCAACATCACGTCTCATCATTTGATTAATCCTTATCTTTAGGCCAAGGACTCGGATGCCAACCCAGAGTCGCAAAATCTTCCACAATTTCATCTGTTACTACTCCCTCTGGTACATACTTATTTTTAGTCATTTGTTCCGTATTAGCATCATAGTCATCTGTTGCTAATCCGCCCATACCACTACAATACCAATCCATGTAGTCTTCTTTAGTAACCGATCGACGAAAGTCAGCCACAAGACCCCCGGCACTACGCCAACTACAACTCCAGTATTGATCTTTAAGTATAGGGAATACCTCAGCAGGTTGCCAACGCATATTACACATCGCGGCATATACGTTCTGGGCATAGTCTTTACGGGTTCTAATTTTATTTAGAAACTCGGGACTATTCCATAGGTCCTGTTCTAAGTCTCTATCCAATAATTTCTACCTTGGTAACATTGGCAATTCTAAAACTACGCCATTCTTGCTTGTCTAAACACCAAACACTAATTGAGTTAGTATTAACGGGTTTAGTAGTTTTAGTTTCTGTTAACGGCGGCAAATGTTCTGCCCTGAGTGTACAGGGCATGGTGCGAACTTCTCCGTCAATTTTGGTAAAAGTAATTGAGCAGTTAGCTGTTGCTAATAAATCTTTGAGCTTTTCGTATGTATATTCCATGTTTACCTTATAATCTTAAGAACTGTCCACGTATTGTTGGTCTGAATTATCTTGCTATGTCTAATTCTGTAAACCGTGCATGGAATGCTTCTAACAAACAACTAAATTCTTTATTGTCACTTAGTCGTTCATAGTGTACCCAACCACCAACATCAACATCTACATCATTGATTTTAAATTGATTCCCCTGACCATCTGTATATATTTTCATTTTTGATCTCCAAATGATTCGCACATGAATCCACGTTTAGTCCAAATATCTCCAGTGCCAAATTGCTCATACAATGTATTGTTCACACAACGAAAGTTAGTTTGCTTTTCTCGTTGATAGTGATTTAAAAAAATGGCAATGCTGACAGCAACTATCAGCACCGATACGGCATAAATTGATTGTATAACTGTTTTCATAACTTCTCTCCTGGTTCAAATCCACGGAATCCTTTGAATCGAGGAAATCTCAGGCTGTATGTTCCGTCTTGGTTTTGTGTTACAGCGTCGGCTCGGACTTCTGCGATATGAGATAAAATAGAGTCCCGATTATTCCAAAAATCATCACGCTCATTATCAGTGAAGCCGCCTCCAACATTGACACGAATTCCTTTTCCATCATCTTCCCCTTCACAGATTATAGCACCCAGTTTACCAGCATTACGACCGGTTCCTTCTTCAAACCCTACTACAGTCAAACTAACTTCAATAAATGGTTTCTGCTTTAGCCAAGCGTGACTACGACGGCATTCGTACACGGCGCCGGGATCTTTGATCATAATACCTTCGTATCCGCCGGCAATAGCGTCGGCATTGATTTGCCCAAACCTGGCCAGACCTTCACTACTGTCTAGATCCACTAGTTCTTGCCCAACTACCGTTACATTGGGCATATGATCTTGGATCGGCTCATACCAATTGTTTAATAATGTGCTACGATCGCTTTGTGGATACGCACCCACACCAGCTTTAAACTCATCTAAGCTCAAGATATCAAACAAGTTAAGTACAGCATCATTGCTAGTCACATCACTTTTACGATGTACCTGTTTCATTAAGTCTTGGAAACTACTTGACATTACTTCGCCATCTAAGACTACAGCGGTCTTAAACAATTTGGCATGTTTGGCTATTTGTTGTTTGATATGCGGAAAGTTTACTAGTTCCTTGCCGTTACGAGAATACTGATCCACATGCCCACTTGGATAGCAGATAGTAATAACACGCACTCCATCAAGTTTAACTTCAATGAGCTTTCGCCCAGAAACTTTATTTTCATGATTAGCACCATCGTGAGCAAGTTGACAACTAAAAACAGGTATAGTATATTTTCCATTGATCTTCTCTACCATTTTGTTGATTGTTTTTTCACTGACACCACAGCGTAGATCCTTAATAAGGATTAACCTGTACCAGTTATTCCATTCTGCTTCAGTTGCGTTCATACGCAGGTAATTAATAGCACCACGGGCCGCATCACCTGTAAGTTCACGTTCAGCCAATTGTTTAACGGTATCCCAAAAACGACTAGCACTAATGCCACGACCATCGCCTGTTTTGGGCTCTACCTGTCGAACACCATAGGTAATCATCGAATCCAATGCAGCACGACAGCCACGGAAAAACTCATCATTTCCGGCCTCGGCTTCACGCTTGACTACTGATTCTTTAAACAAGCGACTGTTATCACTTTCTAACTCTACAATGACTTCCCAAGGTTTTAACAAGGTTGACCTCTTTCTAATATTTCGCGGGCTTCACGACTTAGCATTATTATAACATCGGGTCCGGCTGTTGTCAAGACCCTAGCTTGATGTTCGGTGTGACTGATAGTATTTTGGGCAATGGCTTCGACAACCGGTACTACATGACTTGCATAAGGATTAACTCTCATTTTTCTTTACCTCATGTGGAATAAGACCAGTTTCTTCTACACCATCTTTATACCAAGTAGTAACTTCATCTTCGTTTTCGGCTTCGTATTCAGCCATTGACTCACTAATGCCAAATGCTTCATCTAATTCTTGCGGTAACTGCTGTTGTACGTCGCCAGAATCCATACCAGACAAATCGTAGAAATCATCGTGGCCATCTTCCCAAATACCAGCAAAGGCAGTACCAGGTTCATAGTAGGTGGCGTACACTGAAAAACCAAGATCGATAAGTCGTCCGTATGCCTCTAAAGGTGGGCTCCACGCAGAGTCAAAGTAAACAACTAAATCTGTATCAGTCCAACTGTTAATACCTTGGCTATCACCTACGTCCCACTTAGTGCCCCACTCGTTTACACACCAGTCGTACCAATTAGCATACCCGTGTTTTTCAAGGTTGGACTTTTCTTGTAGTACAAGTTTGGCCTGCTCATCTGGGTCGCCTACGCTACCAGCAACGATCTGCAGGTCCTCGGGCACAGGGATAAATTCGTTTAAGAATTTGCCTTCGGCAAAGGCCGCCTTAGCACGAACGATCATTGTAGGATCTTCGTGGGTAATTGTTAATGTATTCGAGCACCAATTAGGCATTTGCTTCTCCCAATAATTCAACTTTGTCGATTTCAAAATTATCGCCATCTACGGGATTACCAAGATCTACTAAACCGTCAGCAACCATTTGTTCGGCTTCTTCTGCCGAGTCGGCTTCTACTACTACGCGATAACAAACTGTTTCGCTACACAGGACTTGAAATTTAGACATTATACTTTTTCCTTGTCGTTTAATTCTATAGTTTCGTGTAATGGTTCAAAATCTTTCTTGTAGGCCTTAACATACCAAACGCCGTGGTCATACAAATAAAAGTATTCGCTACCACAACCTTGGTAATGATCTACAAACTCTTCTTCGCCACTAAATGATTTGAAAAAAGCAAGTTCTCCACGATCCCGGGTGTAAAAAGTGCATTGGGTTGCACTACCGTCTGGCAAGTAAGTTGCACGTTCTCCAAAATCGTGTTTTTCACCAATGTCGGCACCAAGATTACTCAAGTCGCCCATGGCAATTAATTTGCTTACCTTGATGCTGTCACGGTAGTAAGTATCTAATATAGAACCAACGTGGTCAATATAACCATCCCAGTGACAGTAAACAGCCTTGATACGAGTACCGTATTTAATACCAATCGCTGAACGTGTAGCCATTATACCTGCTCCTTAATATCTAGAATTGCTATAAGAGTAGTTCATTCGACTACTGTCAGGCGAATAGATGCTTGTTATAAAATGATACACTGGCACTTGTGAATCTGCCGACAGTAATCTAAACGCATCTCGATTGTGATGGTTAATGTATCTAGCAGTTTCAAAAGTACCGGCGCCTATCATTAAACCAACGCTCAAGGTAAAAGTAATTAATTTAAAATATTTTGGCATGATTGCTCCTAATTAACAGCCAGTTTGACATCTAAATTGGCCTTTACCTGTAAAGGTAGTAGCTCTAACGCTATTCGCTTTATAAGCAGGGTACTTATAATTTTGTTCAATTTCATACACACTAGTACCAACTACTAAACCCGATATAGTACAGGTTAAAAGTAATTGACCCATCTGTATAGTTAACCATTCATTCATTTTGCTTCTACCTCTTTAACGTGTTTACAGTCGCCTCGGTATGTATATCCAGGACAACTACATTTTAGCACATTATCCATTTTTTGGACAATATAGGTGTTGTTTTTGGATCCGGTAAAAGTCCATGTTTCGGACTTAACTTCATCTAAATTAATTTCACCTAACTCTTTTACTTCTATAAACTGACGACCGCGGACATCAAACCGATATGGTTTCTTGAAAGTTACTGCTTCTTCAGTACCGCGACGTATATAACCAAACATACTAGATTTATCTGTGGTTAGTAGATAAATGTGGTTTGGAATGTTGCCATCCCACGCCGTTGTTTCTTTATAAAACTTCAATTAATCAGCCCTCGAACAAGCATAAGCCTTCAACCCTGCTGTACGCAAAACTTCAGCAAAAGCATGAGCACCAGCTTCTTTAATGTCCATTGACTGAGTACCCGAACCACCTGGGTTCCAAACGGTTAAACATTTTGGTTTGTAATCTTTCTTAAAACCAGCGGCCAACAATTCTTTGGCCTGTTTAGAGTTGGTACGTTCAACGTAAACTTCAACCCAACCAAAACCACAGTACATTGGTTCACCATGTTGAGCACGATAATCAGCTTCGGCTTGACGAGCGGCTGTAAAAGCTTCATTAACAATTTGACCTAACATATCAACTCCTTTTTATTAACTATACAACTATTATACACTAACCCGAATTATGGGTCAACCAAAATCAAAAATGTGGATCCATGTATTCGTGAACACCGGGCATCAAAAAACAGTATTTGCAACCAGTTTGGGTGTAATAAACACGACCGTCTTTGGCTACTTTTTGAGTGTATTTGGTACCACGATCTGTAGTAATGAAACGCTTAGTAATACGAACAATTTTACCGTCATAATAACGATCGCCACCAATACCGTGGCTAACATCATCACCAACTTTATAATCGACTGTATTCATTTGCAACTCCTTTTAACTAACTATACAACTATTATACACTAACTCGAATTATGGGTCAACTCGAAATTTAGGCCGTGAAAAACCCCATGTTTGGGGTTAAAAACCGTTGTTTTTTCGCAACAGACTGGGCTATAAATACTTAAACATGAAACCCACAATAGCATTATTCATCCGCGACCCAAAGTGTTCTATACAATCAAGCAACGGAATAATGCAGGCCTTGGGCGATTATTACAGGTTTAAGATATTCAGCAAGAATGTAGTAGAAGATGATTTCTTTGATGATATAGATATGGTTGCGTTCCCGGGCGGATTGGGCGACAGCGACAGTTTTCATAACATATTAGAGCCTAATCAACGTCGCATAAAACAATTCATCAATGATGGCGGACATTATCTAGGTATCTGTATGGGTGCTTATTGGGCCGGTAGTCATTACTTTGATATTTTAGACGGCGTAGATGCTGTGCAATATCTCTCCCGCCCAGGAACAGATACTCGTAGACCGCATGCCAAAAATATCAGCGTCAATTGGCAAGGCCAACCCATGTCAATGTTTTGGTATGATGGTTGTGCCCTAGTGGGCGATCACAATCGGTTCGAAACTGTGGCTACCTATGCCAATGGTGACGCAATGGCTATTATACAAAATCGTATTGGTTTAATAGGGTGTCACCCCGAAAGCGAACGGTTCTGGTATGAAGGTTATTCGTGGATGCGCCCACACTGGCACAATCGTAAACATCATCAATTACTACTGGAATTTGTAGATCAGTTGTATCTTAGGTAAAAAGAAACCCGCCGAAGCGGGTTCTGTTAGTTTTGGTTACAAGGTATAACTACCCCGTGGTGTTCGGTTTTTAAGCGAACTCTGCTGTACGAGCGCCAGCAACTTTGGAACCGCCGAAACGGAAACCTTTAGAAGCTTTTACTGTTACAACACCAGATGTATTTGCTTTTGCATTTACAAGATTTGCTTGATTTACAGTCATCGCCTACTGTGTTGTCCGCTCGGTTACTTGTTGCCCCGTCGAATCCATTTGACCCCCACCGAAGCATACTGGGTTGCCTGCGCTCGGATGAGTGAGCCGGTTTTATGCAATACACTTCGGTGGAGGTCGAGGGTATCGAACCCTCGTCCGAAACACTTTTTACCTTACTTCATACAACAATAATTTTTCTACCCTTAGTATAACCTAAAGTTAGAAACTTGTCAAGATCATTTTTATTGATCTTTTTATTACCTAACTTGCTATGTGTTATCCAGCAAGTTCCGAACTGTGAATTCTTGTCACCTTGTTGATGCCCTATTGCTTTCCAGGTAGCTTTTTTCTTAATCATTGCCTCTGGGCTATTTGCTTTTTTTCCTAAAGCTCTTAATCTATCCGGAGCTCTGGTCCACTCAACCGTTTTTTGCCATTCTGGATCTTTAAAAATATTATCCGGTCTGTCTGCTTTTAATTTTGATGCCTTACTTCTAATTTCTCTGTATTTTTCTGGATTAGCATTTATATGATACCAAGATCCTGTGCCACCTGTTTTCATATTGTAAGTATTTGGACTTTTTACAAAATCCTCATTTACAATTTCTGCTTCTAAGTTATACATCTCTTCTGGTGTTTCACAGATTTTAATGTATTCTCTTTTAAAATTGTCACGACCATATTTTTTAACAGCCGCTTGTATTTGCTTGCCACTGCCCAAATAATCATCGTTCAAGTCTTTAGTAACATGAAGCCCGACATATATTTTGCCGTTAACAAGATTAGTAGTTTTATATACTGTGTAGAACATAAAAGTATTTAGTTCGATTCGCAATACCACACACGAATCGAACTCCCGTCCACAGCGCCTTCAATTTGAAGGAGTTACAACAATTCTTTACTGATTATCTTTAAGATAATCTTTTAATTCTATTAGAACATAAAGTAGGATTGCTACGCAAACCAATAATCCGGCCATAAGCATTTTAGTTATATCCTTTTACAGCCTTGCCGTCAATCTTAGGATTACCTCTTGCGTGAGCATCTTGTAAATGATCACGCTTGCGTTCTTCGGGCAATGGACCGCAACCTAGACGATCCCACTCTTTTTCGGAATAGTAATATCCCTGTACAGGTTTTTTGTTATGTTCCATACCAATATTTATTATTAATAAGTATTTGAGTACCAATTTATGCGTCCGGGCTAACGGGCAATAGCGTCTGGTTAGTTATATCAGGACCTGTTCCACGCCAGTTAGGCCCGCATAGTTGATACGTCTATCAACGATACCCATGTTTCCATCTCAAACACTTATTAATAACAACGGGACTTATACGCTTCACAGCGAGTGCCCGTTATTATAATTACTCAGCTACAGCGTCTTTAGCTACAGCACGAGCCTTGATTGCTTCTAAAGAAGGCTTAGCCTTAACCTTAGCACCTTTAGTACTTACTGTACCGTTGTACTTAGCATCAGCGGCATCGATAGCGGCGCGGTAATCACCGTTGCTATACAAGTCAGTAGACTTTAAGAAAGTAACCAAATCGGGCTTGGTCATTGCTTTTGGCAACTCAACCAAATTGATATCGCTATCAGTCTTAGCCAAGATCTTAACACGGGTCATATCACCAGCGAAACGTACCTTGTACTGACCTTTAGTTTTAGAAACACCACCAACTTTGAACAATTTATTCATTTTAAAACACTCCAATTTTAAGTTAAAATACTACGTTAAATGTAGACACACTCTACATATTCCATATTATAGGTTATTTCGAAATAGAAGTCAACCATAATACTGAATTCTTTTTACCAAATTATTTGGCCAATTCTTGACTTTGGGACTTAACAGTTTGTACACCCTTGTCCAAAATATTAGCAATACCAGAAAAACCCACGGTAGCCAAAATTAAACCAAACACAGTACCTAAGATAAATGATTTCATTATACATACTCCAGTGGATCAATTAAATCTGCTTCTAATACAGCATCTTGGTAAGTGTTTGCACCTAACAAAATGTTTTGCCCGTTAGCATATTGGGCAACGAATGTTCCTGTGATAGGATGACATTTGATATCAATTAAAAAATTACCGTTTTCCATTACAAGTTCCTCCACAGAACATAAGTTATTGCCAAGAATACCAAGCTAATCAACATCAACACACTTCCAAGACTAATAATCATACAAAATGCATTTCTCTACGTTCAAGTTCTTTGTTTAACATATCTTGTACCATTATGTCCTCTTTGGACTTGACTCGTAGTTCTTGATAGATATGCAAACTCTCTTTGATTTTTTCAATCGGTAAACGAGCTAACATTTCAGTTACACCACGTGGGTTCATTATACTACCTCCATACGATTATTAAATAAACGCAAAACATCTTCAACAGTAACAAAATCTTTGAAATAGATATATGTATCTTCAATGCTACGACCACGAGCTTTCCAGTCTAAGATTTCAAGTTCTGTTCTTATCATGAAATCCATTATGCCCACTCCAACATATTAGCCGGAACTTTATATAGACCCATTGGTGTACGGACTACAATATTCTTAATGCTGACTTTTTCAACCACACCGTTATATCTCTGGCCATTTCGGTTTGAGGTAAACTTAACGGTTGAGCCTTTTGTAAACTTACCAGTATTTTGGCGAGCTAATTGAGCACGGGCAAATGTCACGGCAGTTTGAATACTTTCCAATTCTGCATTGGTCAACCGACCTGAAACAATAGTGCTACGAATATCTACAATGTCAATCATATTAAACTCCACAGGCGGTATAAAAACGGCTACGGTCAAAATTTTCATTATGTCGACCAGCGGCATTTGCTACTGCAAGAGCGGCCAACTTGCGGGCTGTCAAATCACTAATATAGCTGATTTCTAGGGCTAAAGTAATAAAATGTTTTCTGCTCATCTGCAACTCCTTTTAACTAACTATACAACTATTATACACTAACCCGAATTATGGGTCAACCAAATTACATTATATCAAAAGCAAACTCGCCTTGGATAGGACCGTGAATTTGGACTTTACCTAAGCCAAATTCCTGGCTTAAACGGTGGAATATGCTACGAGCTTCACGCTCGTCACAAGCTACAAACAAACAACCGTTGGTAAAACTGGCGGCGGCATCTTTCTGCAACACTTCTGCAACTTCATTTAGAATATGTTTTTCAAAGCCCATTTCAACTCCTTATTAATCACTATATAAAGATTATAGCAGAAACCGAAATATGGGTCAACTTGAAAAGTGTGGGTTTTTTACAACGGATTTAGACTATAAATACTCTAGCATAAAAACAACAAAGAATTCAATAAAAAACCCGCTTAGTGCGGGTTTTGTTTTATCGGGCGCTTGCCACAAACCTTAAGTCTCTACTAATACTACCTAACTCTTTCTTCATTTGTGGTCCTGCCTTCTTTATGTCATCACGGTCAACATGCGTATCTGGTTCATCTTGTGTAGTTACATTAACTGGCTCATCGGTTTTTGTGTCAAATCCGTGTACGTTGATATTTTTATAACGCTGTTCTAATTCCTGCCATACACGATAGCCGCCTTCACTTTGCTTGTTATCTGATACTAAAGTTAATCCTCGGTCTAAGATAAGGAAAGCATACAAGTCTGCGGCACGATAACGATTCTTAGGTCCCGAATATACACCTTGAACAACAAAACTATTGTGGTTTGTTTTATATGGGCGACCTGTTGTGCCTAGTTGGCTAGTACGATTTTTGGTGTCAAATACATAGTAAGTAACTGTGCCTCGATCCGTCCAGGACCATAGTTGATAACCGTTGCCCATTTCTGCTACTAGGTCACCTAGGTGTTCTGCTTCCTTGCCTTGGGGAATAGGACGACCATCGTTGGGCATAACATCTAAATGTTCACGCTTGCTTTTGGCCACAGTTGGTACTAGAGTGATTTCACTGAGAAACATTACGCACTCATTTTAGGACGGCAACTAAACTTGCTTGGATCTTCTGCACCAATGTCACGTAGATAACGTTGTGCCTGTTGCCATGCACTTGTTTGGTCGTGATCAAATATAGTGTTTATTACGTGTCCTGAGTCACGTTCGTATATTTCCCAGGCTGGAACACCATTGCTTGCTGTCACTTGTACAGGATCACCTGCACGGTATTGAATATAAGCTCTATCGCCGCCAGTTAAATTGTTTACATAATCACGAGCGGTGCGAGCAAGTCCCATCCCCCCGGGTGTTTGGCCTGCAATACTTGATAGGTAACCATAAACTCTATCATTGTCCCCACGTACTTCATAATAGTCGCCTGTGCTGGGACGTTGAGTCGAGAATCCTTCTGGTGGTTGATCAGTGACTGGATTAAGTTCCTGACGATCATTGTAACGCTCACGGCTTGCATCTGTGGGTACACTACGCTTGCCAACACTGGCATCTTCGTGTCCGTAACGACGTACAATATCTCGGCGTACTGCTTCTGCCTGCATCATATCAATATCATCTACAGTATCAATAACATTGCCAGTTTCTGTGCGATAGAATTCCCATTTTCGTTTAACTGTAGCAACGTCAGATCCAGCATCTGTGTCTACTTTTGCGTGTAATTCTAGATCATCTACGTTATTAAAATCATGCTGTTGAGCAACTTTAGACAATAATTTTTCTGCTTCGTCACGGTCAACACCAATGATAGAATCAATTACACGTCCAGTTGGGCGGTAAACAACATTCCACGTTTGTTTTTCTTTGCCGGGAATCTCTTTGATAGCAAGACGACCCTGTGGTAACTTGTTATCCTTTTCAAACTTACGCATTATCTGTACCAGACTACTCTTACGACCTTCTTGTTCGTAGTGTACTTCGCCAGTCTT